ACCAGCCGCCAGGGCGTGCCCGTGCCCGTGGTCTACGGCGAGACGCTGGTGGGCTCGGTGGTGATCTCGGCCGGCGTTGACACCGTGCAGGTGGCGGGATGAGCAGGATCGTCGGCGCAGGTGGTGGCGGTGGTGGCGGCAAGGGCGGCGGCGGTGGTGGCAGCACCAGCCAGCCGCAGCGCACGCCAACGGAGGCGGCCGACAACCTCAACAGCGCGCAGTATGCGCAGCTGCTGGACCTGATCAGCGAGGGCGAGATCGAGGGCTTGAAGGCCGGCGCGCAGTCGATCTTTCTGAACAACACGCCGCTGCAGAACGCCAACGGCACCTACAACTTCCAGAACGTCACCGTTTACACCCGCAACGGCACGCAGGATCAGGCCTACATCCCCGGATCGGCTGACATCGAGGATGAGAAGCCGGTGGGCGTGCAGGTGCAGCAGGCCACGCCGATCGTGCGCACGATCACCGACGCGAACGTGGACGCGGCGCGGATCTCGATCACGGTGCCGCAGCTGCAGTCGTTCACCAACGAAGGCGACATCAACGGCACCGACGTGCGCCTGCAGATCGCCGTGCAGTACGGCGGCGGCGGCTACACCACGGTGATCGATGACACGATCGCCGGCCGCACCGCTGACACCTATCAGCGCGACTACCTGGTGGGACTGGCCACCACGCCGGCCGACATCCGCGTGACCCGGATCACGCCGGACAGCAGCAGCGCCAAGCTGGCCAACGCCTTCACCTGGTCCACCTATACCGAGATCACCTACGCGAAGCTGCGCTACCCCAACAGCGCGCTGGTCGGCCTGCGGGTGGACGCTGAGCAGTTTTCGAGCATCCCGAGCCGCTCCTACCTGATCCGCGGCATCAAGGTGCGGATCCCGTCGAACGCGACGGTGGACACCACCAACGGCCGGCTGGTCTACAGCGGCATCTGGAACGGCACCCTCGGCGCGGCGCAGTGGTGCTCTGATCCGGCGTGGATCCTGTGGGATCTGCTCACCTCCACGCGCTACGGCTTCGGCGATCACGTCAAGGCAGCGCAGCTCGACAAATGGGCGTTCTATGCCGCGAGCCAGTACGCCTCGACGCTGGTCCCTGACGGTTTTGGCGGTTTTGAGCCGCGCTTCTCCTGCAACATCAACATCCAGACGGCCGAGGAGGCCTACAAGCTGATCAACGACATGTGCTCGGTGTTCCGGGCCATGCCGTACTGGAGCACCGGCGCGCTGACGATCAGCCAAGATCGGCCGGCCGATTCGGCCTACCTGTTCACGCTGGCCAACGTGTCCGAGGAGGGCTTCAGCTACCAAGGCAGCAGCCGCAAGACCCGCCCGACCGTGGCGGTGGTCAGCTACCTCGATCTGCCCAGCCGGGACATCGCCTACGAGGTGGTCGAGGACCAGGCGGCGATCGCGAAGCACGGCGTGGTATCCACGCAGATCAGCGCCTTCGCCTGCACCTCCCGCGGCCAGGCCAGCAGGATCGGCGAATGGCTGCTCTATTCCGAGCAGTATGAAGGCGAGGTGGTCAGCTTCACCGCATCGATCGATGCCGGCGTGGTGGTGCGGCCTGGGCAGATCATCGAGATCAGCGACCCGGTGAAGGCCGGCTCACGGCGCGGCGGCCGCATCACCGCAGCCACCACCACCACGGTCACGGTGGATGATGCCAGCGGGCTAGCAGCTGGTGCAGCCGCCACCCTCTCGGTGATCCTGCCCAATGGCACGGTGCAGAGCAGCGCGGTGACGGCGATCGCCGGCAACGTGGTCAGCTTGGCCACACCGCTGGCCGCAGCGCCCAACGCGAACAGCGTGTGGCTCTACCAGACATCGAACATCCAGACCTCGACCTGGCGCGTGCTCAGCGTGCAGGAGCAGGACGGCGCGAAGTACGCGATCAGCGCGCTGGCCTACAACGCCAGCAAATACGACTACATCGAGCGCGGCGCACGGCTGCAGCAGCGGGACATCACCGACCTGAACATCATCCCGGCGGCGCCCACCAACCTGCGCGCCACCGAGACGCTCTATGAGCTGAACGGCCGCGCGCTGGCCAAGCTGATCATCAGCTGGCAGCCTGTGGTTGGCGTCAATGAGTATCGGGTGCGCTGGCGGCCGCAGAACGGCAACTGGACCAGCGCCACCCAGGCGCGGCCCGACTACGAGATCCTCGACACCGCGGCCGGCGTCTATGAGGTGCAGGTCTACAGCATCAATGCAGGGCTGCGGCAATCGGTGGAGCCGGCCAAGCTGACAGTGCAGGCCTACGGCAAAACGGCACCGCCCCAAGGCGTGACCGGCGTAAGCCTTATCCCCATCGACACCGCCAGCGCAATCCTTAGCTGGGATCGCTCACCCGAGCTCGACGTGGTGCTCGGCGGCAAGGTGCTAATTCGCCACAGCGTGCTGATGGTCGGCGCGATCTGGGGGGAGAGCCAGGAGATTGTGGCCGCTGCAGCCGGCAGCCAGACGCAGAAGCAGGTGCCACTGCTCGAGGGTACCTATCTGCTCAAGTTCGAGGACGACAGCGGCAACCGTTCAGTGACGGCGAACGCAACAGTGGTGGATCTGCCGACGCCGCAGCCGCGTCTGCTGGTGCAGAGCTACCGGGAAGACCAAGAAACGCCGCCGTTTTCTGGCAACCTCACAGACATGTTCTACAGCGCCGAGTTGGATGGCTTAGTGCTGAGCACAGGCGAGAACGTGGACGACATGGCCACTGATGGCAACTGGGACGGCCTTGGCACGATCGACGCAGTTGGCGGCGTGCTGGCATCGGGCGAATACGAGTTCGGCAGCACGCTGGACCTTGGCGGGATCTTTGATCTCAACATGATCCGCTATTTCACGACCCGCCCCTATCTGCCTGGTTCGCTTTGGGATGACAAGCTGGGTGAAATCGACAACTGGCCAGAGATCGACGAGGGCAACCTCGACGGCGTTAATGCGCTGCTGTACGTGCGCGCTACTGAGGACGACCCATCTGGTGCGCCGACATGGGGCGCGTGGCGCGAGTTCAGCAACGCGATCGCTCGAGGCCGTGGCTTTCAGTTCAAAACGGTGGCCACCAGCTCGGACCCGGCACAGAACATCATCATTGACGAGCTTGGCTGCCAGCTCGAGCTGCAGCAACGCACCGAGCAATCGGCGGTGCTGACAAGCGGCGCGGGCGCGTATACCGTCACGTTTACGAACGCTTTCTATCAAGCGCCCAGTGTCGGCGTGACGGGGTTCAACATGGCCACCGGCGATTACTTCGCGATAGCGTCCGTGACGCGGACCGGATTCCAAGTAACATTCAGGAACAGCGCCGGCAGTGCCGTGAGCCGCCAGTTCACCTACACAGCCATCGGCTACGGCCGGGAGATCTGACGAATGGCCCAAGGAGATCTCAACGTAGCCAACCAGTCAGGCGCCGCCTTCCGCGCGGACCTGAACAACCAGCTAGCGGCTTTGGGCACGCTGCAGAGCGGCGCCAGCGAGCCCAGTACCACCTTTGCCTACATGCTGTGGGCGGACACGACAGCGGAGCTACTGAAGCAGCGCAACGCGGCCAACAATGGATGGGTGACCATTGGCACGCTGGGCACAGCCAACCTTGGCCTAGTGCCCAGTACGCAGACCGCGACTACCAGCGCGGCCGGCATTGTTCAGCTGACCGACAGCACCAGCTCCACCAGCACCACCACCGCAGCCACACCCAACGCGGTAAAGACGGCATGGGATCTGGCCGACGCAGCTGTGCCGAAGGCCGCCGGGCCGCTGGCAGGGATGCGCAACCTGCTGATCAATGGCAACCCGATCATCAATCAGCGCGGCTACGTTTCAGGCACGGCTACCAGCGGCGCCAATCAGTACACGCTTGACCGCTGGCGGGTGGTCACATCCGGCCAATCGATCACATTCACCGACAGCGCGAACGTTCGCACCGTCACCGCCCCAGCTGGTGGCATCGAGCAGGTGATCGAGGGCCTTAACATCCTCAGCGGCACCTATGTGCTGAACTGGACTGGCACCGCCACCGCCACTGTCAACGGCACATCAGTCGCCAAGGGCGGCACCGTCACCCTGACCGGCGGCACCAACTGCACCGTGCGCTTCAGTGGCGGCACCTTTTCGCTGCCGCAGTTAGAGCCCGGCACCGTCGCCACCCCATTTGAGCGCAGGAGCTACGGGCAGGAGCTGGCGTTGTGTCAGAGGTATTTCTGTAAAACTTTTGATCAAAGCGTGCAGCCCGCGCAAAATACTGGAAACTTCAACGGAGCGCTCACCAATCTAACGGCATCTAGCGCCTTTACTGGAAATGCGATCGTAAACTGGCGCTATCCTATTCAAATGCGAGCAACTCCAAGCATTTTTCTGTACACCCCTGGCACCAATACCTCCTTCACTGCTTGTTTCACTGACAGTGGTGGCAGCTACGTCGCCGCAACTGCAACAAATATCGGCGATACTGCTTGTATTATCTACGCTTCTGGTGGGCCCGCAAGCTCAAATAGCTATGCGCACATCCAGGCAGCTGCCTCCATCGAGCTCTAACCCATGACCTACCAACTCACCACCGGCGACTGCATCCTCCGCCTTGCGGACAACGCCTTCATCCCACCCGACCCAGCCAACACCGACTACCAGGTGTTCCTCGCTTGGGTCGAGGCTGGCAACACCCCCGAGCCTGCCACTGAGCCTGCACCGGCTCCCGTGCTCACCACTGAGCAAAAGCTTGAGGCGGCTGGGCTTACCGTCGCCGAGCTGCGCGAGCTGTTCGGGCTTCCCGCTCCTGAGAGCTGATGGCCGTCCGCAGCAAGCAAGGCACCGCACGCCTCGAGCATCAGCCGGGGCCACCCAAGACCACCCGCCAAGGGTTCGGCCAGCGCTCGCGGCCAAGACGCCGCGGGAAGAAGCCCCTCAGGGGGCAGGGCAGGTAATGGATCCTCAGACCCGCGAAAACTGGCGACGCATCCGCGATCACCTCGAAGCCGTGGGGAAGACTGAGAATCACTACTACAGGCGCGCTCTTGCCATCCTCGCTGGAAGGCCTGATCCCTTCGATCGTTACGATGGAAGCGTGCCCGGATCAGCCGATGGCGGACGAACCTAAGACGGTCGGCGGCGTGTTCGCTGCTTCCCTCCCGGCAGCACTCGGCGCCGGCATGTTCGCCATCGGCGCCCTCCTCATCTCCATGCAGGTGCAGTTCGCTCGAGTCGAGGCCACCGTGCAGCAGATGGCGCGGGCCGTCGAGGAACTGAAGACTGACAGCAAGGCCGAGCTTACCCAGTTGGACCAGCGGGTGCGCGCCCTTGAAATGCGCAAGTAACGTGAGGCCATCGACGTGGACATCATGAGCCCCGAGACTGCCGCCATCATCGCCATCGTCATCGCCGCCGGCAGCGAGATCATCGCGATCAGCCCCCTCAAGTCCAACAGCTGGATCCAGCTGCTGCTGCAGGCCGGCCGGCTGGTGTTCCCCAAGCGCCGCTAACTCATGGCCAACCCTGCACCGATCACGCTGGAGCAGCTGTTTCGGTTCTACCGGGGCCTGCCGCACCAGGCCGCAGCGATCGAGACCCTCGAGCAGGATCTCGCTACCAATGGCTACGCGGTTGCCATGCGACGTGACCGGGCATGGTTCAACACCTGGAGCCAGGACGGCAAGCAGGCTGATCTGGCCGCAGCCCTGAAGCTGATCAAGGATTTCGAGGGCTGCCACCTCGAGGCGTACCCTGACCCGCTCAGCGGCGGTGACCCCTGGACGATCGGCTATGGCACCACCCGCTACGGTGACGGCCGGCCGGTGAAGCGCGGCGACAAGATCAACGCGATCGAGGCTGATCTGCTGCTGCGGCAGGAGGTGGATCGGATCTGTCAGAAACTTGCACAGACCATCCCTGCTTGGAAGGAGATGGCCGATGCGCAGCGGTGTGCACTGATTTCTCTGGCTTACAACGTGGGGAGCGCGTTTTACGGCTCGGCCGGATTTGAAACCATTTCAGCGAGGCTGCGCAACAAGGAGTGGTCGAAGGTGCCCGACGCGCTCCTTCTGTACCGCAACCCAAATACAAACGTGGAAGCCGGTCTGCGGCGCCGCAGGGAGGCTGAGGGCCGCTTGTGGCTGCAGGGCTTGGGTCTGCCATCGGCTACGCAAGCTGCTGCCAAGCTGACACCGACATCGCCTTTTGGCGCGCTGATCAGCCCGCACATCCGAATCGGTGAGTTTGCGCTGGATCAGGAAAGCCGCCGATTTTCGGCGCAGCATCAGGTGGATACAGCCACTGAGCTGGCGGCTTTTCTGGAGCGTGCTCGGGCAGAGTTCGGCGGCAAGCCGGTCATCATTACCAGCGGCTTTCGTCCGCCGGCAGTGAATGCGGCTGTTGGAGGGGCAAGCCGTTCCGAACACCTTTACAACGCTCCCGGCGTTGGCGCAGTCGATTGGTTCATTGAAGGCGTGGACATTTACAAGCTGCAGGACTGGTGCATCAAGAACTGGCCCTGCAGCACCGGAAAGGGAGCGCCTAAGGGATTTATTCACACGGGAATTCGCGAGGGGCGCCCCAAGGTGGTTTGGGATTACTGAACGTGAGCCCACGCCCTGCGTCTTCGGATATTGCTGATGGCCGACGTTGCCACGCTGTACCGTATCGCCAGCACGCGAGCAGATTCATCCGACGCCCTAATTGACCGAATGTCCTGCTCGGTCAGTTTTGCGGCGTGATGCGTCGCGCCGCGTGGCATAGTGCCATGCGCCTTGCGGTCTTCAGTGTTTTCTGTAGGCGTGCCCCACTTTAAATTTGCAAGCCGAGGGTCTTCGCGATTTCCATTCAGGTGACGGCATTCTTGACCCAACGGCTTAGGTCCGACAAACGCAGAAAGGACGACCGTATGAACAGTAACGGTTCTACCTTTCTTGTCCTTCGTAAGCCTCACGACCGGATAGCCGCTTATTGCTAGCGGCGTTTTCATAATGCACGGCGGCACTTCATACCAGTGACTGCCACACCAGCGGCGCCGATGCAGGCTCCGCACCCGGCCCTGATCCGAAACTTCGTACAGTCCTTCGTAGCCGACAACGGGCTTCCAAACCTCTACGCTTGAGGGCATCGCCTGAGAGTTGCAGGTGGTCACGCTTCAGGGGCGGCAACCCGCTGGAGCACCCCAATCCTACTGCGCGCCGGCTGTGCCATTGCCCGACTACGAGCTCCACCACCTCTGCCGCACCCACGCGATGGTGGTGCCGTTCGATCCCGAGCTGATCAACCCTGCGAGCATTGACGTGCTGCTGGGCGATCGGATCATGATCGAGGTGCCCGACAGCCCTGAGCTGCAGATCCACGGCATCCACGGCCACACCGCCGAGGATCCCTACCTGCTGCAGCCGGGTGAGTTCTGCCTCGCCGAGACGCGCGAGATCTTCAACCTGCCCGACAGTGTGGCGGCGCAGTTCGTGCTGAAGTCAAGCCGTGCGCGCGAGGGCCTCGAGCACCTGCTGGCCGGGTGGTGCGATCCTGGCTGGCATGGCAGCCGCCTGACGCTGGAGCTCAGCAACGCGCGCAGGATGCACCCGGTCGCGATCTGGCCCGGCATGAAGATCGGCCAGATGGTGTTTCACCGGATGGATGGCATCCCCCACCGCTCCTACGCGGTGACCGGCCGCTACTGCAACGATCTGACCGTCACCGCCAGCAAGGGCTAAGCTGACCCCGGAGCGAGAAGTGGACCGCCCCGGTCTAAACAGCCGGGGCTTTCTGCTGGGTGATCGCGCTGGCCACCTTCGCCGCCATCGCCGCAGCCGCTTCGTCCATCAGATGCGCATAGCGGGCGGTGGTCTGCGGGCTGGCGTGGCCGAGCAGCGCACCCACCTGCGGCAGCGTCAGGCCCGCGGTGGTGATGGCATAGGACGCATAGGAGTGGCGCAGGTCGTGGACGCGGAGGTTCTTGATCTTGGCCGCCTCTAGCAGCTTGTCCCAGAGATACCAGTATCCGATGAGGTGGCCGTCGCCGTCGCCGGCGATGATCCACTCGGTGTTCGACCTGCGTCTCAGCTCTCGTAGGATGAGACTCGCCGCGGGCGGCAGATGCACCTTGCGCTCATCGTCCTGGCCGCCGGTCTTGTGAGCGTCGGGGGGCA